ACAGGTAAGGAGATATGTGTTAAGAAACATATAAAGATAGTTTACAACAAAAGAGACCACCGTTTTTCATCAACAGATTTAAGAAAAAGAATTAAAAATTAGGAGAAAATAATGTCAAAAGCAAAACTAGGAGATGTAACTGATTTCAGTTATAGAGTTAAGAGAGTAACAAAAATAGTAGATGGCGATACAATAGATGTATTATTAGATATGGGATTTGATATTTTATATCAACAAAGAGTTAGACTATTCGGTATAGATACACCAGAGTCTAGAACAAGAGATTTAGTAGAAAAGAAATTTGGTCTTAAAGCTAAAAAGTTTCTAACAGATCAAATTAAAAAAGCAACAAAGATTACAATTAGAACATACAAAGGTGACGAAACAGGTAAGTTTGGTAGAATATTAGGCGATGTATATTGTGATGGTAAATCCGTTAATTCATTAATGTGTAAAGTAGGTCACGCAGTACAATACTATGGACAAAACAAAGAACTTGTTGAATCAGCACATTTAAAAAACAGAAAAAGGGTAAAATAATTTATGAGTAATTTTGATAATCACGACAAAGATAACGATCACGATAGATCGTATGAAAATGAATCTACAAGAGATACAACACCTATGGTTTCTATATCATTAAGAGAATATGATAAGTTAAAATCAGGAAGTGCTTTCATCACAGACAAAGCAACGATTGATATTATAGATAATCTTGAAAGACTCGTTAGAGCATTAAGAAAACATATAGTTAGATCAGAGATTTAATTATCTGTGATATACGGCAAACGTTGTCGCCATGTTCATATGACAAAATGATTGTGGTCTTTTATAGAATTGAGTAGAGTTTCCTCTATATCTATATCTAATAGGTTTAGCATTTTTATGTGCCGATACTTCTTTAAAGTATTTTAAATACTTCATTGGTATGCCGGCAGCTATACATCTACTATCGCTTTTCCATGGATCCAACATATGTTTGATTAACACAGAATTTACAATTTTATTAAATACTCTTTGTCTTCTATTCATAATTATCCTCTCAAATATTCGGGACCAGTCCATCTAATAGAATAGCCTCCAGTTAGTACATTGCCTCTAGCTTTGTTTAATGCAGGAGCATTAAAACCAGCCGCCTTTAATACGTCACCTTTTTTAAAGTGTTTAAAGTCTTCTTTAACAATAAAAGCAAACACTCCGTTTTCTTGTACAACTTTAATGTACTTCTTACCTTGTGTTACTTTAGTTTTACTGTCCCATTCTTCTAATTGTCTTTTTCCGTAATCAGAACCTTTTCCCCAATTAGCATAATCATGTTTGGCACCAGCCATCATGTTCTTAATACCTTCGTCTAAAGTTTCTGCTGTTTTATCTACTATACTCATTATATTCCTACTCCTTCATGTCTAAAATCTACGATTGGGTGAAAATCATAAGCGTATTCATTATCAGGTAATGTACCTGACATTTGAACATGACAATCATTTTTCTTTTTATTATCAAAGAAAGTCTGTAAAGTTTTCTTTAGATTATTTGCCATCTGTTCATGTATTGAAACACCAAACTTTGCAAATAAAGTACCACACATGATAGTACAATCAGTAGCGCTTTCTTCTAATGCAAGTTTCATTATGTCTTTTCTCAATTGAATAGACTTGTTTTTATAATCAGCCATTTCTTGACCTTTTTCTTCTTGTATTCTTAACTCGTTATACATTTCTGGTGTAATCATTATTTTTGCTCCTTATAAAGTTCTTGTGAGTACAAAGAAAGTATAAACATTGTTATACCAAGCATTGCAAGAGCACCAGCACCAATCCACTGATCAGTTTCAACAGCACCTGCTGAACCAACTAATGCAAGAGTACCAATAATAGCACAAACTATTGTTGTAAATTCAATTAACTTTTTTTTCATAGTGTTTCCTTTTGTTATAGTGTTTTTTTTCATATTACTCGTCCATCCTATAACATAAATACAGCAAAGTCAAGAAAAAAAAGCATAAAATATGAAAATAATTCAAATAATTGTGATTTGTTCTCTTTTTGTACTGGTTTCTTGTACTAGAAGTGTTACGGATTGCAAAATTAAGGCAGATTTAGAAAAAATAGGCGAATCAGCGTTAAAAAATAAAGAAAACTTATCTGAAACTGAATTGCGACAAGCTCAAATGTCGTGTAATTTTTAAGGATAAATAATATTATGATCAATTGTCAAAATTGTGGATATAAATGTCATTGTGGAGAAAAAAAGTACATAAATTATGGAGAAAAGAAAAAAACTGAAGTTTGTACTAATTGCCGACACAACGAATCAGACGATTCTTGGAAAGATCAAGTAAAATATGATAATACTAATTAATGGAGTTATAAAATGAAGAAAATGAGAATATTTAAGTTTTGGAATGAAGCAGGTGACGAAAAAGAGAAAGAAGCTATGAGTTTGAAGAAGGCAGTTATCTCTGTACAAGGTGATTTTAAAGATAAATTCATCGGTGTTGAATATATGAGTAAAAAAGGCAAACAAATTACTGATTCCGTAAAAATACCTATGGGTAGAAAAATAAGACAAGCGGCAATCATAGAAAAAAAGAAAGCAGCTGCAAAAGCAGCAAAAGAATTGGGAAAATAATGCCAGCAATCAGTAGACAAGGCGACAGTTTGAGTACAGGACACATTTGTGTTGGTACAACGACTTTAAATACGCCTGGTCAAAGTACTGTTAAGGCAAATAGTATCTTAATAGCGAGAGTGGGTGACCCGACGGTCTCCCACCCATTCCCACCAGCACCACCTTGCGCTCCTCATGTTGCAGTAGTCAATGTAGGCAGTTCAACAGTAAGAGTTTGTGGCATACCGGTTGCACGTATTGGTGACAGTACAGACGCTGGAGCAATGACTTCAGGTTCTTCAAATATATTCGCCGGTTGACGTATAAATATATGGTGTAATGCCAAACTTTGATAGTAGTAATACAAACAACAGTAAACGAAAGAATAGAATCTATACAGATTTAGATTTGAATTTCGGTCGTAATACAGTTACAAGTGATGTTAATAAATTGACAGATGTAGAGGCCGTTAAAAGAAGTGTTAGAAATTTAATCAATACTTCTCACTTTGAAAGACCTTTTCATCCAGAGATTGGTAGTGATGTAAGAAGAATGTTATTTGAACCAATGACACCTCTAACAGCATTAAATTTACAAAGAAAAGTTGGCGAAGTATTAAATAATTTTGAACCAAGAATTAAATTAGTTCAAATTTTAGCTAGACCAGATTTAGACAGAAATAGTTATCACTTAACAATTATGTTTTATGTAATAGGTGTTTCTGAACCAGTAACAGTAGAAACTTTTTTAGAGAGAACAAGATAAAATGGCAAGTAACAAATTAATAGTATCTGATTTTGACTTTGATAACATAAAATCAAACTTAAAAACATTTTTACAAAATCAACCAGAATTTTCAGACTATAATTTTGAAGGATCAGGCTTTGCCGTTCTTTTGGATACATTAGCATACAATACACACTATCTTGGCTTCAATGCTAACATGTTAGTTAATGAAGTTTATCTAGACAGTGCAGACGTAAGAAAAAATATAGTTTCATTAGCAAAGGCATTAGGTTATACACCATCATCAGCTAGAGCTTCAACAGCAAGTGTTGACATAACAATAAACAATGCTTCAGGTTCAAGTATCTTGATGAACAAAGGAACAACTTTCACAACAAGTGTAGATGGAACAGGATTTAATTTTTGTACTAATGAAGATATTACAATTACACCATCAAACGGTGTTTACAAATTTTCAAAAGTAAATATATACGAAGGTACTTTAGTTACTTTCAAATATACAGTTGACAGTACAGATGTTGATCAAAAGTTTGTAATACAAAATGTTAATGCTGATACATCTACTTTAAAAGTAACAGTACAAAATTCATTATCAGATTCAACTGTAAACACTTATTCAGGCGCTACAGGTTTAAGAAACTTAAATCACTTATCTAAAGTTTACTTCACACAAGAAACAGATACAGGTAGATTTCAAGTTTACTTCGGTGATGATGTAATAGGTAATAAATTAGAAGATGGTAACATAGTTACTTTAGAATATATCGTTACGAACAAAACAGAGGCTAATGGCGCTAAGTCATTTGAGTTAGGTTCTACTATCGGTAGTTTTTCAAACGTAACTATAACAACTAAATCAAGTGCTCAAGGTGGTGCAGAACCTGAAACTAAAGAGTCAATTAGATTTAATGCTCCATTACAATACACAGCACAAGACAGAGCAGTTACAGCTACAGACTATGAAACAATTGTTAGATCAATTTATCCTAATGCATTATCTATTAGTGCTTGGGGTGGAGAAGATGATGAAACACCGGTTTATGGTGTAGTAAAAATTTCTATCAAGGCTGCTTCGGGTTCAACATTAACTGATAGTACTAAAGCGTCTATTATAAAATCTTTAATACCTTATAACGTTGCTTCAGTTAGACCAGAAATTATTGATCCAGAAATAACATCTATTCTGTTAACAACTAATGCTAAGTATGATAAGAAAAGTACAAGTAAATCACTTGATACCTTAAAGTCAGAAATCACTACTGCTATTACAAATTACAACACTTCAACTTTACAAAAGTTTGATGGTGTCTTTAGATTTTCTAAATTAACAGGTCTAGTAGACAGTGTAGATAAAAGCATACTATCTAACATCACAACAGTTAAAATGAGAAAGAATTTTACACCTACTATTGCGGCTTCAACAAAATACGATATGTACTTTAGAAATGCAATACATAATCCACATTCTGGTCATACATCAATACTTTCATCTACTGGATTTAAAGTTACAGGCAGTGATAATGAAATGTTTTTAGATGATGATAGTTACGGTAACGTTAGAAGATATTATCTAGTAAGTGGTGTTAAAACTTATGCTAATGCAACACAAGGTATAGTTAATTACAAAACAGGTCAAGTAACAATCAATTCTTTGAACGTTGCTTCAATATCTAATATTAGAAATGCAGTATCTAACGTTATTGAGATTACGGTATCGCCTAGTTCAAACGATATAGTGCCAGTTAGAAATCAAGTAATAGAAATAGACATAGCAAACTCAAATATAACTGTAGAACAAGATACATTTGTTGGTGGTTCAGCAGAAGCTGGTGTAGGCTATACAACTACAACAAGTTACTAATTAAACAATGGCTAAATTTGATAATAAAATATCCAATTTAATACCAACTCAATTACCAGATTTTGTAGTTGATGATCACCCTAAATTCGTAGAATTTTTAAAAACATACTATCAATTTATGGAAGCTGCAGAATTGCAGGTAACTTCAATTCAAACTACAGAGGGAATAACTTTAGAAAATCAAACAGGCACAAAATCTAATTTAACACTAGACGCCGGTTCTCTTGGTTCAGAAAATACTCAATTAGATATAAATGATAAGATATTACTAGAAGAAAGTACTTTTGGTAAGTTTACATACAATGAAACTATAACAGGACAAAATTCTAAAGCGACAGCAACAATTTTAGCTGAAGATTTAGATTCAAATAGACTATTCATAACATCACAAGACAAATTTGAAGTGGGAGAAACTATTTTAGGCAATTTGTCAAATGCAAGTGCAGTTGTTAATCTTTACAGACCTAATCCTGTTCAAACTATTCAACAATTAACAAATTTTAAGGATCCTGACAAAGTAATCTCTAATTTCTTAAATAATTTTAGAAATGAGTTTTTTAAAACTATTCCAGAGAACTTAGCTAAAGGAATAGACAAAAGAAACCTAATTAAAAATATTAAATCGTTATATACTTTAAAAGGCACTCAAAAAGGGCACGAACTGTTTTTTAGAATACTATTTAACGATACATCTGAAACTTTTTACCCTAGAGAGCAGATGTTAAAAGTATCTGACGGTAATTACGACACAAAAACAGTAATGAGAATAATTGCTAGTCAAGGTGATACATTAAAATTAATAGGAAGAACAATTACAGGTAAAACTTCTAAAGCAACAGCAATAGTAGAAAATGTATCAAAATTTTATATAGGTAGCAGTGAAGTTTCTGAAATAACTGTAAACAAAGATAGTATCGTAGGTACTTTTGTTGTAGAAGAAGATATACAAGGTACAGCAACTGATACAGACGATTACTTTATAATTGCAACAGTAACCGGAGTACCAGGAAATAAAACAATTACTAATGATGGTAATCTTTATACTACAGAGGATCAAGTTACAGTTTCAGGTGGTGGTCAACAAGCTTCGTTTCAAATCAATAATGTTGGTTCAGGTAAAGTAACTGAAACAGTTGTAGACACAGGTGGTTCAGGATATGTAATTGGAGATACTTTAAGTTTCAATAATACTAATACAAATGGTGCAGGCGCCACAGCTGTTGTTACAATTGTAAATGGTGGTATTACAGGAGATACTACTGAACACATTATACTAGAAGATGAAACATGCTCTGGTGACTATATTTCAGGAGATAAATTTGTACAAGAAACTAACACAGGCACAGGAGATATTACAGACATTTATTTAATAAGTGGTGGTGACGGATATAAATCTTTACCTACAGTTGTAGTAACATCTACTGCCGGTACAGGTGCAAAAGTATTATCTTATGGAACAGACATAGGTAAAATTTTAGGAATAGAAACATCAAATTTAGGTATAGAGTATGAAAAATCTCCATCACCTACATTATCATTTGTACAAAATTTATTTGTAACAGGTGTTACAGGTTCTTTCACTGCTAATACTATTGTAACCGGTGGTACATCGGGTGCTACGGGTACTGTTACTAGTTGGAATACAAATACTAATTTATTAAAACTAAAAACAGTTTCAGGATCTTTTCAACTAAATGAATCATTATCAGCAAGTGGTGGTAGTGCAACTTTAAACAGATTAGATATACCAACAACAAGTGTATCAGTTGTTTCTGTGGTAGATACAGATGGTAAATTTATTGATGAAAAAGGATTTGTTTCAGAAAATACTATGAAAGTACAAGATAGTTTATACTATCAAGATTTTTCTTATGTATTAAAAGTAGGTAACTCAATTAATTTATGGAGAGACGCATTTAAAAAAACAATGCATACTTCAGGTTTTTATTTTACAGGACAAGTTGATATAGAAAACAGATTGAATATGAGAGTTAAAATTGCAGAGGCAATAAACACTGGTGTAATTGGCGAACCAATAATTTCAATGATGAAATTAATATTTGAAACTGTATTTGGTAGAAGAACAGGAACAGTTGATGATGGTTCAAATTTGTCTG